CAAGTTGGCTTATAAGTGCACTCCTACCGAATATGTTCCTTTCGTCGACAAGCAACCCGGTGAGTTCATTGAGAGTGATTTCAGTAAGAACGATTTGTTACAGTGCGCTGATGTCCAGATGCTCGAGATCATGTCCATGCGACGTTTGGGCTGTCCTGAGTGGTTTTTGCGTTTGCACGCAAAGACTGACAAGTTTCAGGTCACCAACCGCCGCCATGGCATGTCTGCTGTTTTAGAACATCAGGAGCCGACTGGTAGCACTGACACCTCTTACCGAAATTGTTATTGGAATATGTGTATTTGTTTCACATTCCTCACTGTCATTAAAGCCAAGTCTGCCCGCGGCGTTTGCCTGGGCGATGATATGCTTGTGCGTGTTGTTGGTCTGCGCCGTTATGCTTGCAAGACTTACGAGAGTATTGCTGGGGAAGCCCGGATGGAAGCCGTCGTTAAGCGACACTCCCATCTTGTTTCTTGTTCCTTCCTCAGCAAGAGTTTCGTTCCTTCCTATTCTGGGTTCCACTTCACTGTGCCTCTTTTAGGTAAGAATCTTGCTAAGTTTAACATGCGTGCTAATCTTAACCAACAGTTGTCCGACCATGCTTATTTCGCCGGTAAAGCTGTCGGTTATGCTTATGAGTTTCGTTTCATTCCTGAATTGCGTGATCTTTTCCTTTGTCGTTTCAACCACGAGTTCTCGTATTTGGACCGCGAAGGCAAGACTGCATTTCGGGATGCCGATACCGCTGTTAGCTGGAATGCTCGTGAAGCTGGCATCACTTTGCGTGGAATTAAGGACAAGTTGCTTGAGCAACGAGTTGCCACGTATGATGAGTTTCACGGCTTCTGCTACCATAGGTACGGATTAACTGGCTATGATGTTATTGACCTTTTCGAAAGCGTCGTGCTCGACACCTCAGCAGTTGATGTTGAGGGCCATGCCGTGACGATGTTGGCCGCGGATTTCGTTTGAGTCTTAAGTCTGCCTGATCAGCAGCAATTGGCCCAACCGAGTCCTGCGACCGTAAAGGCAAATAGCGTTGTTGC